GGTCCTCGCGATGCACGCCGGGCCCGTTGCCCGCGCGCGTACGCACACCTGCGCGCCAGGGGATGCGGGCCTCGTCGAGCAGCTGCTTGACGGTCTTGGTGTCGGGGAGCTTCAGCTCGTCCCGCAGCGCGGTGAGGAGCACGCTGCCGCGGTCGTCTCCGGCAAGCGAGAGCAGGGCTTCTGTGACGTCGACCTGGTCTGCCTCCGGCGGCTCGTTGTCCTTGCGGCGCCGGGCGAGCCAGCCGCGGGCCTGCTGCCAGCCTCGGCAGGCCAGGATCCCGGCCACGAAGTACGCCATGTACGGGAACGCGGCGATGATCCCCCAGCCCGCGAGCAGTCCGACGACGAGGAGGACGGTCTTCGCCGTGCGCTCGCTCATGCCTTCGGGCTCGCCCGCGGGCTCGGTCTCCTCGGCCTGCGGCTCCTCGTCGGCGCTCATCCGAACGTCCCCGTGAATCCCACGCCGAGCGCGTTCACCGCGCTGCCCAGCGGCACCGCAGCAACCCCAGCGACCGACCCGGACAACGCGAGGCACACTCCCGAGACGGCGCCCGCGGCCAGCTTGCCGTTCGGCACCCGTGGCGCCCACTTCCACAGGGCGAAGAACGCCAGCGTGAACAGGAACACGATCACGAAGCCGCCGTCAGTGAGGACGATCTGCTGCCCGCGCGTGACGTCCGGCGCGTTGCCGCCGACCCCGTAGACGAGGCCGGCATAGCCAGCGGCGTTCGCGGCCCAGATCGTGGCCCAGGTGAACATGCCGAGCAGGGACCAGGCGGTGACGGTGGCGAGCGCGGCGAGCATCCCGTACAGGTGCGCCAGGACGAACGGCAGCAGCGCGGCCCACTGGCGCTTCTCCTTGAACCACCAGCGGATGGCGAACATGAGGATGATGCCGACGCCGAGGGCGACGCCGCCGAGGTTGATCACGGTGTACGGCATGGTCAGTGGCTCCAGAGCGCGGCGACGTAGGCCGCGGCGACGGTGACGAGTGCAACGGTGCGCACGGCTGGGAGGACGTACCGGCTGGGCGTGCGATGGTCTGCAACGGCGATGAGGCCGATGAGTGCGAGGAGTGCAACGGTCGGCCAGGCGATGAGGGCGAGTTGCATCACGCCCCCTTGTCCAGTTGCGCAACGGCGTCGCGGTGGAAGAGTGCGCGGCCGTTGCGGTCGCGTTGCGCGGGCTGGAGCTTGCCTCGGTGGACCCAGGACCGCACGGTGCCGGGTGTGACGCCCCGGGCAGCTGCCACGTCTGCAACGCTCATCAGCGGCGCTGCAACCGGGACTGCAATGTCGGGCGTTGCGTCGCGGGCTGCGACGCGCATCGCCTGTTGCACATGCCGTTCCAGGTCCGGCGTCGCGGGCGTTGCAGAGGCTGTGGAATGCGGCCTGCTGCAACGGCAGACGGCCCCAGGGATACGCGGGCCGATGGGGGGCAGCGGCGGCTTGGGTCGTGTCGCCGGCTGGGTGCTCACTGCTGGCCTCCGGTCGGCTTGGCGGGCCCGAGCGCCCCGCGGCGCTCCAGCTCGTCGAGTTGCTTGTTGAGGTCCTCGTGGAAGACGTCCTCGTACTTCTTGGGTCCGGTGCGGGCCACGTCGCGGGCTGCGGCGGCCAGCCAGGTGGCGCAGCGCTTGACGGCGTCGATGCTTCGTTCGGTCATGCGGGGCTCCAAGAGGAAGGGGCCGGGCCCGAAGGGGAGGTTCGGGCCCGGCCGGTCTGGTGGGTGTCAGCGGAAGCGGCGGCGGTCGCGCGCCTCCCAGGCCTGCGCCTTGCGGTCGGACTTGGCGGCGTTGCGGTGGTGGTTCTCGCGGCGCTTGCGTGCTGCGCGGTCGGTGGCGGACTCGCGGCCGGCGTACGTCGTCTCGGCGAGCTGCCTGTCATTGCCGCCAACGAGCCAGTTGAAGAGGCCCATCAGCGGGTGCCTCCCTGCTCGTTGCCGTGTGCGCGGGCGAGGGCGAGCTGGTCGCGGGCGGCGGCCTGTGTGGCGGGGTCCTGCGCGCGGGCGTAGTCGGCGGCGGCCTGTTGCTGTAACGCGGTGACGCGCTGGGCTTCGGTGAGCTGGGTCTGATCGGTACGCTCCATGGCGGACCTGCTCCTTCGATCGCTTCGGGGTGGGTCCGCCCCCGGCCATGTGGAGGTCGCAACTCCGGCCGGGGGCTTCTGCGTTGGCAGCGCGGGCTGCCTTCCATCACTGTAGGGGGTCCCCCTACGATGAGGGAAGTGGCCCGCCCGAAGAGAGGGGCCTTGTGAGCGAGGAGGCGCAGCGGGTGTTCGATGCCATGGAGGCGCTCGGGCAGATCGCCGACCCGTCGGAGCGGGCGCGGGCGCTCGGTGAGGTGCTGAAAGCGCTCCCGGGCCACAACAAGAAGCTGAAGGAGCTACGGCAGGCCGCGGTACGTGAGCTGCTCGCGCGTGACGGCGCGTCCCTACGGTCCGTGGGCGCCGAGCTGGGGATCAACTACAGCACGGTGCAGGACATCGTGAAGGGCTACTCAGGGTCGGGGAAGAGCCGGCCGAAGAAAGCGGCCGAGGAGTAGCCGCGCATGACGAAGCCCCCCGGCGGATGCTGGGGGGCTTTCGTGTGGCGGGTTTGCCGCTGTCCGTACCCGTGCTGGCTCGCCTCTCGGCCGCTTGCGCGGTAGCCGGGCCCGTGTCAGCCGTTCACGGGTTGCTCCCGGTGCGCGGAGTGGGTACCGCCTGGAACTCGTGACCGAGCATAGCCCAACTGGCTGACATACGGGGAGCTTTCACCGCAATTCACGCCGCAGCGGCGTCCTGCTCGGTCCAGATGTGCCCGCACCGGGTGCAGTGCGCGACCGGGGAGGCGCCGGCCCCGCCGTACACCTCGATGCGGCCTTCGCACGGGATGACGCTGTGAATCATCCGCGGGCAGAGCTCCGTCAGCTGGGCGACACGATCGGCGATGTCGAGGGCGCGCTCTATGCGCTCGGCCGCGCCCGCGGCCACGTTGGCGATGCGCCGGGCCTCACGGTCGGGCAGCGCAGTGAACGGGCCGGGGCAGCGTTCGACGCGGGCGAGGAGCCAGAGGGCGGCGTACGTGGCGGTACGGCGGCCGGTGTAGCGCCAGCGTCGGGGGTCGGCTGCGTCGGCGCGCGCCAGCTGGTCGCGGCGGGCGCGGTCGGCGGCCGGCCACGATCGGGGGGCGAAGGGCATCGGTGAGCGTTGGACGACGGCTGCGGTCTGGTCGGCGGTCTCGACGAGGGCGGCCTCCACGGTTCGCATGGTGTCGAGGATGTGCAGGCGCAGGGGGACGGGTCGTTCGCCGATCTGTGCGGGGTCGCGTTCGAGGGTGCGCAGGGCGAGGGCGCGGCGGCGTTCGTCTTCCAGCTGGTCGGCGTCGAGTTGGTCGAGGTGGGCGAGGTAGCCGCGGAGTCCGATGCCGAAGCCGGTGGGTGTGGTGGGGGTGCCGAGGGCTTCGTGGAGGTCTGTCCAGCTGGTTGCGATGGTGCGGAGGTGCTGTGCGGTGGTGGTCACGGCGGGCTCCTGTGGTGCGTGGGGCGGTACGGTGATCTCCACCGGTTGGGGCGTGCCTGCTGTCATGGCGGACGAGGGCGCGCCCCTTCGTCGTGTCCGGGGTCAGTCGCGGCAGTGGGGGCAGCGTTGTCCCCACGTGCAGGTGCAGATGGGCTGGCCGTGCTGGTCGACGAGGCCGGGCTCCTTGTCGACGGGGTAGACGGTGCAGCCGCCGCACATGCCGCCGATGACGGGCGCGTTGGGGTGCTGCTGGCAGGGCTGCTCCTTGGGCTCGTCGAGGGCGGCGATGGTCTCGCAAGGCCAGAGCTGGGGCGGCCCGTCATCTCCGGCGACGCAGTAGCCGCAGATCTCCTGGTCCCCGATGTCGAGGAACCGGTGCGTCTCGCGCGGGTGCAAGGCGCGCACGCGCTCGATGGCGGCCTCGGCGCGCTCGGCGCGCGCGTGCTGCTCCTCGCCCCACGCCTTGAACTTCCGGCCCGCGTCGATGTGCTCGTCGCACTCGCGGTCGGCCTTCTCCATGACCTGGGTGTCGATGGCGGCTTGGTGCTCCAGCTCGACGATGCGGGCGTACAAGGCGTCGAGGGCATCGTCGGTGATCGTGTCGGCGGTGTGCCGGGGCTCGGTCATGCTGCGTTGTCCATCCGTGAGCAGGAGACAGGGTCGTGCGCGAGGCCTCGTGTCTCCCACCAGGTCAGGCAGCACGCGGAGTTGATGTCGCTCCAGCCGAGCGCGATCTGATCGGCGATCACACGCTCACGCGGGTCCGGGCGTGCGGCGCGTTCGGCTCGTACGGCCTCACGCCGTAGCGCGTCGTCGAGCTCGCCCTCACGGATCGCGGCGGTGATGGCCACACCCGACGCGACGACGAACACGGCTGTGTGCCACGGGGCGCCGTTGCGGGCGGACTGCACGGCGCAGTAGGCGAGCCAGACGAGGAGCGCACCGTACGCGGTGTACAGGGCGCGGGAGAGGCGGATCATCGGCGTCTCCAGGGTCGGTAGGGCGGGAGTTGGGTCCAGTGGGCGAGGGGGAGGCCGGCGGTGGTGATGACGAGGAGCACGAACGCGACGACGGCGATCACGACGGCTGCTCCTCGTCGGCCATGCGGCGCAGCAGTTCCCGCAGCGCCTCGGCGACCATGTGTGGGCTGACGAGGCGGCTGCTGGGCCACCCGTCCGGGCCCTGCTCGTGCACGCGCATCTCGGCGAACGGGTTCCCGAGTTCGGTGAACCGCTTCGTCAGGACGGCTTCGAGGGCCTCGGGCAGCGCGCTGATCTCCAGGCTGTCGGCGCACTCGCAGTCGGTGAGGAGGCACACGTCCTCGTGGTGAAGTCGGGTCGGGTGCCCGCAGACGCACTTGGGGTCCGGCTGCTGCTCGCCAGCCTCGTCAGCCGTACGGCGCTTCTCGTAGTCGGCCTGCTGGCGGATCCACTCGCCGACCTGGTGGCCGAAGTCGCCGAACCACGACACCTCTGGGCGCTGCGGGTCGGCGCGGTCGGCCAGATCGTGGAGCACAGCGGCCCGGTCGACCGCGGCGGGCTGCTCGGCGTCGGCGACGGCCATCACGGCGTCAGCGAATCGGGCCAGGTCGTCACGTCGTTCGACGAGGGCGTAAGGGTCGGCGTTGCGTAGGGCAGCCATGTATCGCTCACGGCGGTCGGTCTGCGGGTCGGTGGTCATGTGCTGCTCCTGGGGTTTCTGTGCGCGTGGCTGGGCGGAACCGGATGCCGCGGCGGTCAGGCGGCGTGTGTGTCTGGCTGGTTGAGGATCAGGCGGAGGTGCCGGGACACGCGGGGCTCGTCTTGCCAGTGCCAGCCGCTGAGGGCTTCGTCGAGTTCGTCGTGATGCTGCGCCTGCTCTTCGGGGCTCCAGGGCCGTATGGGGCGTGGTGGGGGCTCTGGGGGCGGTTGTGCGTGTCCGAAGGTGCCGGTGGGCCATTCCTCGGCGTAAAGGCGCTCCTGTGGCGTCATGCGCTGTGCCTCTCGGTGTCGGTGAGGGGTGCGCAGTGGGCGTGTGTGTTGCGGCCGGGTCGGCGGATCATGCGTTCGTGGCAGCGGGCGCAGCGGGTGAAGTCGGCGGGCTGCTCGTCGGGCTGCTGTTGTTCGTGGGAATCGAGTTCTGTCGTTCCGGAGCGCCCAACTACCTGAGGTTGGAAGACCACCCCGGCCGCCTCTTGGGAGATCTCTTGGGTACTCCCTGGGTTATTCGGGGGGCGGTCCCCCGAACCATTCGGGGGGCGGTCCCCCGAACTCCAACGGGGGGCGGGCCCCCGAACTTCTTCCTCCGTACCGTCGGTAAGTTCCGGGGCCGGTCCCCCGAACTTCGACTCTTCAAGTTCCGGGGACCGCCCCCCGAACTTCTCGTCGTTCTCCTCGGCCCACGGACCGGGCTTCCGCCCGGGCCGCTCGCGCTTCGTCGCGTCAAGATGCGCGACCGCTGCGGACCAGTCCGGACGCGGCGACATGACGAGCGCGTACAGGGTCGGCTTGCCCCTGCGGCGCTCCCCCTTGACGGCCACAACACCGGCGCGCTCGGCAGCGTCGAGGTAGCGGCGGGTGTCCTTCTCATCGGCGCCGGCTGCTTTGGCGATGTCCTGGATACGGATCGGCTTGCGGTCGCCGTGGAAGCGGAGTTCGCCGGAGGCGTTGGCCATGGCGCGCAGGACGTAGAGCACGGTGAGGAAGCCTCGGCGCAGGGTGGTGGGCATCTCGCGTGACCACTTCCATGCGAGGGCGTTACCGAACGCGTGCGGGACGCTGCCGCTCGCGGGGGTGGCCTGCTCGTCTGTGCTCAACTCGGGCTCTTCCTCGGTGATGTTGCGGAACCGTTCAGGCTTGGCCCGGGGCGGCCGGTGAGGGCCACCCCAGGACGCGGGCTACCTGACGAACTCGGCGCGGCGGCGCTCCTCGCGGGCGCGCTGGTGAGCCTTGAACTCGGCCTCGGTGGGCTTGTCCGCCGTGAGCTCCAGGAGGGCCGCGTCCGCGCGCTGGGGGCCCTCGCCGACCTCGTCGAACGTTCCGTCCATGCGGCGGCCGCGCCACATGGCGCGCTTGGCCTCCAGGAGGGCGGCGGCGTCCTCGTCGGTGCGGGCGACCTCGCAGCCGGTGACGCGGACCTTGACCTGGGGGTCCTTCTCTTCGCCTTCGGCGTGGCCGGTGTAGGACTTCGAGGTGAGCTCGACGATCGCGACGACGACGGTGCCGGGCTTCTCGAAGAGGCCGCGGCGCTGCTCGGTTGAGAGGCTGTTCTCGATGAATCCGGCGGCGGAGTCGAGCTTGACCTCGGGGAGGTCGGTGGGGCGGAGCTTGGGCATTACAGGGTGTCCTTTCGGTATGCGTCGGCCGCTTCGGCGGCTTGCTGCTGGAGGGCTTGTTCGGCGCAGACCTTGTGTGCGGGGCTGCGTTTGGAGTCGCGGAGGTTGGTTGGGCGGCCGCAGTAGCGGCACGGCCGTTGGCGCTCGGACCAGTGGGAGGAGTCACTCCAGACGAGGAGCCCTCCGGGCGGCGGCTGCGGGCGGGGCCGTGGGCGGCGGCTCATGGCCGTACGGGTCCGAGGTCGGGCCAGTCCTCGCCGGGCTCCAGGCCGCGGACGACGAGGACGAGCTGACCGCCCTGGACCTTCCGGCCGAGCCGCATGTCCGGGCCGACGAGGCGGGTGTGGTCGTCGTCATCGAGGAGCCCGGCATCCACCAGGCCGTCTACGGCGGCTTTGAAGGACGGGTACCAGTTCGCCGGGTCGCGCCGGTTGTTGGTGGCTGGGTGGAGGATGCCGAGGACGTGCGCGCGCTGGAACAGCGGGCCGGGCTTGGCCGCGGCGAGCGCCTCCATGAGGGCGGGGCACTCGGTGACGGCTTCCTGCGCCTTGCCGCGGATCTCCTTGACGATGCGGGCGCGGCGGTGGCGGTTTTGGGACTCGTTGGAGTTGATGAGCTCCAGGCCTTCGGGCAGCGGGATGACGAAGGGCCGGGGCCCGGCCGCCGTGGTGGCGGCCGGAGCCTCGGTACCGAACAGGGCTGGGGCGGTCACTCTCCACCACCGCCCGAGCGCCTCCTGGCGTACCGCTCCCGCAGGTACAGCCGGTTGGCCTCCATGCACTCGGCGCACGCCTGTTCCTTGCGGTACACGTGCTGCCGGTAGCCGTTGTAGGTGCCGTGGGCGATGGGCTTGCGCTGGCTGCCGCCGCGGGGCCGCTTGAGGCCGATGGCCTTGATCAGCTTGTCGAGCTGGCCGTCTGTGAGTTCAGGCATGGTGGTCCTCCTTCCGGGGCGGGTTGTTGAGGCCGAGGGCGTCCAGCAGCTCGTGCAGGTCCTCGCGGGAGCGGGCGTGCTGGAGCACGAGCCGGGACGCGGCCACGCGTTCAGCCGGCGTGTTCTCGTAGGCGCGCACCGGCTCTGTGCCCATCACTGGTCACTCGCCGTGGTGTGCTGGCACTCGAAGCAGCTGCGCGAGCCGTCGTTGTGCATGGCGTGCGGGCGGGTGCGCTGCTCGCCGGGGCACCAGGCCTCTTCGATGGCCTCGACTTCGCCGTCCTCCATGAGCTCGTCGAGGGTGGCCTCGTCGAGGAGCGGCGGCCGGTCCGTGGCGCGCGGGGCGCGGTGCCGACCGTGGCCGCGGATCAGTCCACGGAGTCGCAGAGGCATCAGGAACGCTCCTTCAATTCACGGGTCATGGCCTCGTTCGCGGCCTGGAGGGTGCGCATCTGCTCGTCGAGGGACCGGCGGGCCTGCTCGCTCCTGCGCAGGTCGGCGATGAGCGGGGTGTGGAGGCGGGTGGGCGCGGTGACCAGCTCGGCCCGGTAGCGGGTGCACGCCCGCAGGGCACGCGCGAGGCGCTGCTCCAGCTGCCCGACGTACTCGGAGTCCACGCCGAGCGCGTCCCGAGAGGCCTCCAGGCGCTCGTTCAACGTTCGGTTGCGGCCGTACAGGCGCTTGTTCGCGGCGTCGGCCTCGGCGAACTGCCGCGCGGCGGTCCGCGCGGCCGCCTGGTAGGCGTCCCGGTCGCGCGCGGCCATGTCGCGTTGGGCGCGGAGCTGTTCGCGCTGGTCGCGCATGTCGGCCATGTCGCGCTCGTACTTGCGGCGGCTGACGAACATCACTCGCCCCCGTTCCGCTGGTGGGGGACGAGCGGCCACTCCGCCGGCACCACCACGTCCGGCGTCTTCTTCCGGAAGTACGCCTGAAGCGACGCGGCCTGCTCCGCGGCCCACTCGATCTGCGCGGCGTGCAGCTCGTCGAGCGTCATCGCGGCGAGCTGGTCGTAGCGGGTGCCGAGGCGCCAGGCGACGCGGCATGCGGCGATGGCGTCGGCGTCCGCGGAGTGCGCGTCGCCGATCGGCACCTGGTAGTGCTCGCACAGCGCCGTGAGCTTCCGGGAGCCGCGCCGGTACTTGTCGGCGTGCTTGTCGATGACGAACGGGTCGATGACGCGGAGGTCCTTGCCCACGGTGTCGGCCAGCGTGTCGATGCCGAAGCGGCGGGCCTCGCGGTCCAGGACGGTGAAGTCGTACCGCGCGTTCATTGCCACGACCGGGGCCCCGGACAGTACGGCCTGGGTGAGTCCGGCGACGAGCTCGGCGACGACCTCGGCGAGCGGGGCACCGTCGGTGTGGGCCTTCTCGGTGGTGATGCCGTGGACCTGCGCGGCCTCGGCGGGGATGGTCTCGCCGTCGACGTCGGACAGCCACACCGCGGAATCGGTGGGCTGCCCGGCGCCGCACTGGACGATGCAGGCGGAGACGATGCGCGCGGTCTCGGGGTCGGGGCCGGTGGTTTCGGTGTCGAAGCCGCACAGGCGGCCGGTGTGCCACGTCACTCGGCACCCCCGGCGGCGCGCTCCTTGCCGATGCGGACGACCATGTCGCCGATACGCTCTTCCTCGCCGACCTCGTTCGTGACGAGCGCCCCCAACTGCCTTGTCGTACCCAGCTCGTGGTGGATCTGCCGGAGTCGGCCGGCGCTCGTGTGCGGGTTGCAGACCTCGTCCAGGTAGCTCGCCGCTGGACGGACCGGGGACTCCGCGCGCTCGAACTCCGTTGCGTCCGCGTCACGGTCCTCGGTCGGCACCAGGCCTGCCGACAGCAGCAGCGTTCGCAGCGCGATCGACTGGGCCTTCGGCGTGGACCTGCCGCCCGAGTCGGATGCTTCGCCCGCGGCTTGCGTGTCGAAGTGGTCACCGGCCGGGCCGAAGATGCGGTACGTGACCAGGACGGTGCACTCCCGCTTGACGCCGCCGTTCTTGGTGCTGATGTCCCGGTACTGCGGTTCGACCTTCACCGGGGCGACGACGACACCGTGCTTGCGGCATGCGGGCCCGAAGGCGTTGAGGGCGAGGTCGACGCCGCGGAAGTTGAAGCGTCCGGCGTTGCCGCCGTCGAAGCGCTGGTCCTTGCCGATGGCGCGGACTTCCCCCATGACGCGGGACCAGGCGACGACGGCGCTCACGGCTTCGGCGTCCTTGCTGAGGTCGCCGAGGTCCGGCTCGACGAGGTTCGGTGCCTCGCGCACCTCCGTGAAGGTGCCCGACTCAGCCTCGGTCAGGGTGCGGCCGGCGGCCGCGGCTGCGTTCTCGCGCAGGCCCATGTCAGATGCCCCCCTTGTACTGCTTGGCGATGTCGATGCGTTCGGTCGGGTTCGGGGTGACGCAGGCGGCGTAGGCGTCGGGCCAGCGCTCGGCAAGGAGCTCCAGATCGACGCGCGGCGCGGCGTTGGAGGGCTCCAGGGAGTAGGCGCGCTCGCCGCCGATCAGCGCGGACTGCGCGGAGCCGAGGGCGGCGATCATGCGGGCCTTCGCTGCGGCCTTCGCCTTCTTCGCGGCGGACTCCTCGCGCTGGTGGCGGCCGTAGTCGAGGAGCGCGTCCAGGGCGTCGTCGTGCCGGTCGACGTCCACCGCGCCAGAGCGAGTGGGGTGCAGACGGCGGAACAGCTTCGTCAGGGCGTCGCCGTTACCGACCGGCTCCGGGGGCACCTGCGCCTGGACGTGGTCGAACCAGAACTTGTCGACGGCGGTGGTGATGTCCGCCATCACGTCCCGGTACTGGTCGGCGCGGATGACGCCCTGGTGGTACTCGTTGCCGCCGATGAGCACGGCGTAGTGCATGTGCTCGTAGCCGTTGACGATGATCTGCCACAGCACCTGTGCGGTGACGTCGTCCGGGGCCCCGGCGTGCCACTGCGCGCTCTTGAAGGCGCTGCGGGTCTTCACTTCGAGGGCGCAGGGGGCCTGCTCGTCCTCGGACAGGGGGCACTCGGTGACGCGCCGGTCGAGGGTGGTCATCCAGTGCGGGCGATCCTGGTGGGCGACGAGTCCGACGCGGCGGATCACCGAGCGGGACTGCATGGCCCAACGGCGGGCGACGTTCTCTTCGTTGACGTTGCCCCAGTAGGCGGCCTCGCCGGCGTCGTCGACGTCCTCGCCGAGCTTGTCGTAGTAGACCTTCAGCGGCGGGGTGTAGTCGACTAGGCCGAGGATGGCGGGGACGTCGCTGCTGCCGATGCCGGAGCGGCGGGCGGTGAGCCAGTCGGCGCGGTCGGCGGTGGCGGGGAGGATGAGGCGGCCGGTCGGGGTGACCTTCCGGCCGGCGGCCGGGGCCGAAGCCCCGGCGCGCACGGAGGTTGTCATCAGGCGGTACCGCCCTTCGGCTTCACGCCCGCGGCCTGGTACCACTCGTGGAACTCGCCGGAGCCCATGCCGGGCTCCGAGCCGTCGACGGCGGCCTGCATGGCGGTGGCGGCCGTGAGGGCGAGCGTCGCGTGCACCTGCGCCTCGGCGACGAGGTGCCCCACGTTCTCGGGGTCGCGGTCGTCCTCCCAGGCCATCAGCAGACGGCGTTCGGCTTCGCGGTAGTGCTCGGGGCCGGTCATGAGCGGCCGTCCTTCCGGGTCTTGAGCGTGTAGTAGCGGGGCGCGTCGTCCGGGTCGTGCTGGTCGAGGTGGCCCCACGCGTGCAGGTCGCGGAGGTCACCACGGGCGATCACGCGGCGCTTGCTGGTGGGGATGGCGGCCGTGGAAGGCAGAGCGCGGTACAGATGGGTGGTGCGCGTGACGGTCCAGCGCCCGCGGTGGGTGCGGATGGCGTCGAGGAGCTGGGCGACGCGGCCAGTCGGGCCGGGAGTGGCATCGGCCTCGCGGCTGCTCTTCTCCTCGGCTCGCTCCGACCAACCGGCCTCGACCAGTACCTCGGCCAGGTGCTCGGCCAAGTAGTCGCGGTGCGCGTGCTGAGTGAGGTCTGTCCTGAGCGACGTGACCTCGTACAGGCGGAGCCCCTCAAGCAGGACGGCGTGCAGGTCAGTGGCGCTCATGCGGCACCCCTCTTCGCGCGCTCCTCCGCGAGCGACACCACAGGCGCCGCCGCACGCAGCCGCGCCGCCAACTCGTCCGCCTTCGCGCCGTACAGCGGCAGCCGCGTCGACACCTCGCGCGTCAGGTCGCTGACGAGCCGGTCAACGTCCACCGAGTCGCCTGCGTGCGCCTGCGCGAGCCGGTCCCACGTGTCGTCGTCCTGGCGGACCTTGGCCACAAGGTCGTGCACGACGTGCTGGGCGAACGGCTCCAGGTCCAAGGCGACCCCACGGCCGTCGGGCAGGCGCCGGACGTACAGCGGCATCGGGCCCGTGACGCGGGCCTCCTCGTCCTGCCGCCACCGCAGCTCGAACCACGTGTCGCCAAGCGCCAGGGCGCAGAACACGGCCAGCAGGCCGACACCGGCGAGGGAGAGGATGAGGAGCCAGATCACGCGCGCTCACCTGCCCTCAGCCGCAGCGCCTGCGTGGGCGCGAACAAGCGCGTCAGCCTGTCCGCCGACTCTTCGGCCTGCGGGGTCAGCTCGTACCTGATCGGGTCCTCGTCGACCGGGCGTGCCCCCGCGCGCTCCGCCTCCAGCTCGGCGACCCGAGCCCGCAGCGCCTCGAACTGGGCCTTCCACCCATCAGCGGCGACCCTGACCGCCCGGAACTCCTCGTTGTGCTGGCCGAGTTCCTCGTTCCGGCTCTGCCGCTCCGCCTCGAAGCTGGCCTTCCAGTTGTCCCGCTGCGTGCGCAGCCGCTCCAGCTCCGAAGGCTCCGGGCCCACCGGCATCGGCAGCGCATCCGCCGACCCAGCGATCCCGTGCTCCGCCAGCTCGGCCAGCGTCGCCATCAGGTACTCGGGGCACTTGCAGGAGTCCGTCACCGCGTACAGCCCTTGCCCGTCCTGCGTCACCGCTCGACGCAGCCACGTCACGCCGTCCTTCGTGTTGACCACCAGCGGGTCATGCGTCGTCGGGGCGCTCACGCCGCCACCTGCTCACCGGACATCGGGCGCGCGGCCACGGCCGGGATCCGGTGGCACGTCAGCTGCACCGCCACCTGGAACTTCCGGGTCTCCTGGTTCAGCTGCAGCCACGAGTCGGTCTCGGTGCTCACCAGCTTCACGTTCTCGGCGTCGAACTCCAGCGCCTCACGCCACATCTCGAACGCGGCCTGGTCCGGCGCCTGGATGCCCAGCAGCGTGTGTGACGAGGCGTGGAGCGTGACGTACGGCGCGGGCAGCTCGGGGAAGTGGATCGAGTACCAGCGGATCAGGTCGAGCGCGAAGCGCATCTGACCGGTGTCCGGGGTGCGGTCGGTAATCTGTGTGGTCACGGTGACCTCTTCTTTCTGAGTGGTTGAGGTGTGCCGAGGGGCCCTCGGACCTGGCCGTCCGGGCGGCCCCGATTCATGTCAGGCGGCGCGATGTGAAGGCGCAGAGACCTCGACGGCCTCCGCCGTCACGGCCTGTGCGGGGTTCGTGAGGATCCGGCGGAGATCAGCGATCACGTCCGGCCCCGGTTCTGGCGCGGCCGCAACTTGCTCGTGGATGTGCTCGATGACGCGTTCGCCGAGCAGACGCCGGCGCTCCGCGGCCGTCATGCGGCCGTCTCTTCGATCAGGTCGTCAACGGTGGCGCCGTACGTCCTGCGAAAGATGAGCAGCGTTTTCACGCCAGGCTGGGCCTTGCCGCGGAGCAATTTGGAGATCGTCGGCTCGGACAATCCGGTTCGCTTGGCGATGGCGTAGCCGCTCGCGTCGCCCCGCTGTTGCGCAACAGCACGCAGCTTTTCCACGCGCAGGCGGTAGGACATGACACCCCCTTCCTTGCTGGCCAGCCAGCCTTTCTGGCTGGCGTGCAAGCAACAGTAAGGGTTATCTAGCTTGCGCGCAAGCAAGCTTGCGTGGAGGGGGAGTGAAAACGGGAAATGGCACGCATGTTCGACTCAGGGGCTACAGTGGACCGATGCTGAAACATGGCCTGACCTGCCACCTTGCTTATGAGCAAGCATGCTGCGGCTTGCCTGCGGGCCAGCTAGCCTGCGCACCATGCCCCCCAGTGACGCGGCCGACGAGGCCACAGTGCGCAAGCGATTCGGCGCCAAAGCCAGCGACGCATCCCGCCGCGCCGGCTACGACATCGACAGTCCCCGCGGCGGCGGCAAAGCCCGCCTCGCCCGGGACACCGGCATGCCCGAAAGCAGCGTCGGCCGCATGCTGTCCGGCAAGAGCCTTCCCGACCCCAAGTTCTACGAGCCGCTCGCCGCCGCCTGGGATGTACGGGTCACCGAAATCCTGGAGTGGGCAGGCATCATGACTGCCCGTTCACGGGGATCCGTGCCTGACCCACATACATCACAGGTACGCTCGCAACCCATCACTCCCGTACAGGCAGCCGAAGAACTGGGCATTTTTGATCCCGTAGGGCAAGAGATGTTCGTCGCGATGGTCGAACGACTCCGCCGAAAGGAGCAGAACCCCGTTGAAGATGGCCAGGACCACGCCGGGGGTGAAGCCGCGCAGATCTAAAGGGGTGGGCTAGACGTGGACACGACCGGGGCTAAACGGGCATTGGGCCTGCTCGCCGCCACACTGTTTGCTGCAGGGCTCACCGTGGTGACCCTCGGCATCATCGAGAGCAACCCCGCGCGGTCCGCTGGCGGAGCCTGCCTGACGATCACGGGCCTGACCTTCTTCGCGCTTGCCGTGCTGCGCCGTTGGATCACCGACACGGCCAGGGAGCGGGAGCGCCACCTCGACGCGGCGCGAGCCCTGCAAGACGAGCAGACCAAGTACATAGCGGCGCAGGCCGCGCTCGAACTCGAACGCGAGCGCGTCCGCCGCGACGCCGCAGCAGAACACCAGCAGAACATCGCCAGACTCCAGGCCGAACGCGAGGCCCTGGAAGACCAGTTCGAGGACAAGCGCGCACAACTGATCTGCGAGACCTTCGAGACCGCAGTGCGCATGGAACGCGCCGGCCTCCTCGATGACGAACCTCAGCAGCACGAGACGGCGCGGGTTATCGGGCTGTTCCCCCAGGCTGCTCGTGAGCGGGCTGCGGAGCCGGAACAAGCGCGGGCCCGGGACCGCGACGCCAGGCGCTTCTGAACCCCTCTTCCCCCACGAACGTCAGCTGCACACGGCCCGGCTCGATGCTCCGCACGCCTCGGGCGCGGGCCTTGTGTAGCTGGATGTTCACCACCCCCCGCAGCACCGCGCGGCGCTGCTCGATCGTCAAGCGGTCGTTCCAGATCGTGTCCACGTCCGGTCTACCGACGAGCCCGCGAAGCAGCGGCGGCGCGTGCACCTCCTCCGCATCCGCCTTGGCCTTCTCGATCTGAGGTATGAGCTGGGCCTCCATCGCGGCGAGTGACTCCACGGACAGCTCGGGCTTGTTGTCCTCCCCGAACCGGACCGCTTTCTCCCGAGCCTTCGCCAGCTGCTCCGACAGCGCCTCGTACCGCGCCCGCGCCTTCTCCGCCTTCTTCTCCTGCTCGTTGGACTGGAACGCAGCCACCGCCGCCTTCGACCCCAGCCACGTGATGACGGCCTCTTCCACGTACGCGTCGAGCTTGTCCTGCCGCATCACGGTGTCGAACTTCGCCGGGCAGTTGTACGTGAGGTAGCCACGGGCCTTGAGAACCCTGAGTGGCAGGTGGTCGGGGCACTCTCCGCATCGTGCGATCCCCGACAGCAGATGCTTGACCGAATAGTCCCGCGTCGACCGCCGACCCGGGTTGCTCACGATGCGCTGCACCGCGTGGAACAGCTCCTCAGGAACCAGGGCCGGCCACTCGGCCGGGCCGATGTCCTTGCCCTGATGGACCCGGCGGCCGATGTAGCCCACATTCCGGAGCATGCTCGGGAAGTGGTAGTACTCCCACTGCACCCCAGGCAGGCGTTCCCCCCGCTCGCGCAGGTCCTGCAGGATCGCGTACTCGGTCTCGCCTCCCGCGATGCGCTCGAAGATCTCCCGCACGATCGGGCCGCGCTCGGGGTGCTCGTACTGCTCGATGAGGTCGCCGGTTTCCGGGTCGTAGCGGCGCGCGTAGCCCCACAGTATGCGGCCGTGCGGGGCGCCCTTCTTGGCCTGGGCGCGGGTTGTGCGCATCACGCGGTCCCGGATGCCTTCGGCCTCGTCCTCGGCGGCGATGGCGTCCTGCGCGGTCGCCTTGCGGTCCTCGCGCTTGGACAGGTCGTAGACCTGGCCGTTGTAGCAGAGCAGGACGCCGTTGCCCATGCACGCGTTGCGGAGCTGAATGTAGGCCTCGATGTCTCGGTAGTACCGGGACGCTTCCCATGCGACGACGATGCGGCCCTTGCCGGCCTCGATGGCTGCGAGGAGCGCCTCGAAGTCTTTGCGCTTCCGGCGGGCGTGCCGGGATGCGGAGCGGTCGACGTCCTGGTCGAACACCTCGGCGACGGGCCAGCCGTGCGTCTCGCAGAGTTCCCGGCCGGAGTCGATCTGGTCCGCGACGGACCGGCCCTTCTTCTTCGGGTCTCGGGAGGCACGGCCGTACAGCAAGGCGTCGAAGGTCGTGTCCGGGTAGACCAGGTGCAGGTACTCAGGGGCGATCGGCATGGGCCGACACTACCGAGAAACCTGTCCAACTGACATTGTCAGGGGCCAACTTCACTCAGACAGGTGGGTTACGGTCAGGGATCTTGGTTGCTTCTGAGCTAGGTACCCGCCTCTGACCTGGGCTCTAGTCGGCGATCTCGTCCAGGACTCGCAACACGTCGTGCAGTCGGCCGCGGAGTCGCTCGACTTGGAGGATGAGGTTCGCGTCGTTCATGGCGGCAAGGTCTGCTGAGCGGGCCGCTATCAGGTCGGTGCGTGCGAACTCGATGCGGCGTTTCTGATCATCCGTCAAGTTGAGTCCTGCGGATGGATCGTCTGCGTACATCCGGCTGTTCACCTGTAGGTGGGCGTGTCTTGGGCGACGGTTGGCATATGCACTTTGCCCTATCCAGCACCTCCACACACGGCCTAACCGATGGTGGTGCGTGGACATTGCGTGAAGCCCCGTAAGCCCTCCGCGCACATCTCGGCATCCTTCAAGATCCAGAAATGCCCAAAAATCTGGGCTGACTTATGATCGCGCTGGTCAGAGCGTTTGTCGAGTGCACGCTCTGCCCGAGGATGACGACTGGATCACTGAGCGCTACCGGGCCGTCGGTGACCACGTCCGCGAAGCGCGCAGATACCGCAACCTGAGCCAGGAGGACCTGTACCTGACTGCCGGGATCAGCCGCGGCACGCTCCAAAGCGTCGAGGCTGGCCGCAGTTGCACTCTGGCCACGCTGCTGCGCATCGCGCGGGCTCTGGACGTTCCGCTCGCGGACCTGGTCCGCTAGTCACAACGAGATTCGGCCAGTGACCAGCGTCTCGTGATTGGTGAACAGGTCGTCGAGCTCGAAGCGCCGGCGCACGTGCGCGGTCCACTTCGTGCCGGGCAGGTCCTGGTACACGGGCGCCTTCACGATGCGGGCGCGGGTGGCCTGGGTGAGGATCCACCTGGCCTCGTCCTGAGGGTTGCGCGCTCCGCCGAGGTCGCGGGCCAGGCGCCACAGCTGCTCGCCGTCGGCGCGCCCGTCGAGCAGGGCCACGAGGCCGATGTCGCCGAGGCCGCGTTCGTCGCTGGACTGGGTGGTGTACGCGACGCGCAGGCCGTCGAGGGGGAAGACGGTCACTCTGCTGGTGGCGGTCATCTCGGTGAGGGGCACGGTGGGGGTCCGTTCTGGTGGTGGGG